CTGCGCCCGCTCCAGTACCGCCTGCGCCTGCTCCAGTACCGCCACCTCCTGCGGCTGTAGCACCTCCGGCTCCAATGTTGCCTCCTGCACCTCCCGAAGTGGTTACACCACCACCGGTACAAGTGCCACCCCCACGATTTGTGGAAGAGGGAATAGGTACATTACCGCAAGCACCTGTAGCACCTCCGGCTCCTCCGGTAGCGCCTCCTACGCCCCCTGTAGAAACGCCACCACCGGTTATGTCGCCTGAACCAATAGGACTTCCAGCGGATTTCACTATACCTGATGACATTCTTTCGCGTGGAACAGTAGGACCTGTAGCACCGCCTCCCGTGGAGGTTCCACCGCCAGCAATGTTGCCTGAATTAGGAGGTGTTTCTCCACCAATTCCCTTGGCACCTAGCCAGCCCGGTGTTCCAACCCCTATGGCACCGGGTTCTTTTCAAGGTGTTTTACCGGCCCCTACACCAGAGGCTGCTCCAGCAATGCCTGCGATTGATCCAGAGGTTCTTGCTCAAATAGAAAGAGAGCTTTCGGGTCCTCGTGGTGCTGCGGGTTTAAATGAAAATACACTACCCGAATTATCTGGCCCCGTTGGCGCGGCAGGTATGGGCGGCTTTACGCCCCCTGCGGAGATTGTGCAGCAGTTTGAAGAGCCGTTAAACATGGACGGTGCAACGGGCGGTAGGGGTGGCATAAGTGGTATTGAAACCATGGCTCCTTCTATAGGCATGGCTGATTATTCTGCGCCAGCACCTGCGCCACAGCCTGAAGATAATATACCGCTGCCAGATGGCAGTAGCTTTAACCTATCGGATGTTGACTTGAGCGAGTTGGGTTCGTCTGGATTTACGCTTGGTCAGATGCCTCCCGCTTCTGTAGTAGATCAGTTTGAAGCACCTCTTAATGCAGATGGTGGCACACCAAGCTTCACTTTGAATGACGCTATCAGTTTAGGTCAGGATGCTGGGGGCTTTGTTGAACCCACAACAGGTGGTTACACACCGGGTATAAACGTTCCGGGCGTAACAGCTACTGACCCTGCTCCGCAATTAGGTGGTAATACGGGGGGACAACCCGCAGGTTTACCTCAAAGTGCTGTAGATGAGGCGCAAGGTACTTCGCCTAACTTCATGTCTGATTTTAATTTGAATGACGCCGTTAGTTTAGGTCAAGACGCCGGTGGTTTTGTTGAACCTGAAACCGGGGTATATACACCGGGAGTGAACGTTCCGGGCGTAACGGCTACTGATGGCACAGCATTTGGAAACGACTTTACGTTTGGTGATATTAAACTGCCAGAAGGTTTAGATGACACTGTTTATGCGGGTGGAACACCCGACTTTGACGAATCGACCGGTTTGCCTACAGGAATGGCTGATCCATATAACCCAACAGTTAATGATAATCCGTACCCATTTATTCCAGAGGGTATTGACATTACTGGAATGACACCAGAACAACTATCGGGGTTGAATAGTTTTTACGAGTCTGGCGGATTAGACAATATAAACTTTAGCGGTATCAACATAGGTGGCATTCCCGGTTATACCGGAGGCACAATTACCACCGGCAGTGGCACAGGTGACGGCAACTACACGGTAACACCTGTTGGTGCGGTAGGTGATTTAGACCCGCAATCATACACAGGACCTATGAACGTAAGATCAGCAAGTAGCTTTGGACTTACCGGTGCGCAACCTACTGTTCCTGCAAACAGCACAAACCCTTTCCAAAGACCTGAATCGCAAGAAGGTATTGGATCGTTGGCTGGCGGTGGCTAATGTAAAAAACGGGGGCAACCGAATTGATAGCAGAATTAGCCGCATTTAATGCTGGGTTTAATGTTTTAAAACAATTTGTCGCGAACGGTCGTGATTTGTCTGACGCCATGGGCGCTATCGGACAAATGGTCGGTGCCAAAGAAGACCTGAAAAACCGTGGCGAAAAGAAAAAGAAGAGCATTTTATCAGTCCTTGGTGGTAAGACCGATAATGATTTTGAAGAGTTTATGGCTCTTGAAAAAATTAAAGAGATTGAAAAAGAACTTACCAGCATGATGCGCTTGTATGGCCGTCCCGGATTGTATGATGATTGGGTCCGTTTTCAGGCCGAAGCACGTAAGAAACGCCGCGAAGAAGAAAATGAGCGTAAACGCCAAAAAGCTAAAAATATGGAATACTTTGCCATCTTTCTCTCGGTAACCATGGTGGTAGGTGGGTTTGCCCTGCTAATGATATGGGTAAGGTGGTTGGCAAGCTAAAAGTAATAAGACTCTTTATTTATATTCTTTTTGCGTATAAGATAAAATGCGTAAAGTCGCAGGAGGCTTTTTATGATAGAAAAACTTATAGGACCAGTTACCGGCCTTCTTGATAAATTTGTTGAAGACAAAGACCAAAAGGCAAAGCTGGCCCACGAAATTAGTACCATGGCCGAAAAGCACGGGCAGGAGATTGCCCTTGCACAAATCGCACTAAACACCGCAGACGCAAAAGGGAACTTCTTTCAATCTTCTTGGAGACCCTTATGTGGACATGTATGCGTTCTTGGTTTAGCCGTAAATTTCTTAATATCACCCATAGCAGCCGGGTTCGGAGTAACCGTGCCGCAAGCCGACATGAGCGTGATGATGCCTGTCTTGATGGGTATGTTGGGTCTGGGCGGTCTCAGATCATTCGAGAAGACGAAAGGCGTAGCAAAATGAGCTTCAAATTATCACAACGCAGCCTAGATAAACTAGACGGCGTACATCCAAAGCTACAGCAGGTTGTAGCTAAAGCAATTCAATATACTAAGGTAGACTTTGGTGTTACCTATGGTGTGCGAGAACTCGCAGAACAAGAGCGTTTGTACAAGTCTGGTCGATCACAGACCATGAAATCAAAGCATTTAGTACAGGAAGATGGCTACTCACATGCTGTTGACGTTGTAGCTTACGATGGCTCAGACGTAGTTTGGGAAATTAATGTCTATGATGACATTTGTGACGCTTTTAAACAGGCGGCTATTGAAGTGGGTGTGTCAATTAAGTGGGGCGCAGCGTGGTCCGAGGGTGACATACGTGAGTATGAAGGCACCGCAGAAGACGCTATGAACGCTTACATTGATCTACGAAGAAGCCAAGGTAGGCGGCCATTTATTGATGGTCCACATTTTGAGGTAATCGCATAAGTTTGTAGTTTGTCCTAGCACATCTTATACATAATGTGCTACGATAATATCAGACATTGTTCGATATTATGCGAGGAGTAGATGGATGACATTTATATAGCCGAAGCGGTCTTTCGAATCTTGAGAGAAAGGCGACAATCGGTGACGGATTTAATGATCTACGGAAACGTTAAATCTATGGAGCAATATCGTGAGCTTATGGGCAACATGGAATGTCTAAATCACGTGGAACAGGAACTCAAGAGCCTGCTAGATAAACAGGAGCGATCTAATGACTAAATCAACAAAAATTGATTTGTCTGCTGCACCAAATGCTGCATTTAACATACAAGCAGAATCTGGTCCGTCAGAACCGATCAAGAAACCATCAGAGGCTAAGAAAGACGATAAGCCTAATTTAGCTGATGCGTACACAGAAAAGCCACGTCTCAATCCAGAGGCAATTGGTAAATCCCTTCTCGAAAGAATGCCTGAACCTACCGGATGGCGACTTTTAGTTCTTCCTTATCAAGGTAAAGCAAAGACCGCTGGCGGTATTTTCTTGCCTAACGAAGTACAGGAAAAAAGTCAGGTTTCCACACAGGTTGGGTACGTTCTTAAAGTTGGCCCGTTGGCCTATGCGGACAAGGAAAAGTTCCCATCAGGACCATGGTGCCAAGCAAAACAGTGGGTTTTGTTTGCACGTTACGCCGGGTCGCGTTTCCAAATTGATGGCGGTGAGGTTCGTATTCTTAACGATGACGAAATCTTGTCTACTATCTTGGACCCAGAAGATATTCACCAATTAACGTAAGGAGAGATTGTTATGGCTGAAGCCGAAAAAGAACAAGTCGAACTAGACTTGGGTGATTCTCAAGAAACCGAAGTAGAGGTTGAAGAGAGTCATGTAGAATCAAAGGAGGCTGATGGTAACGACGATCAGTTTCAAAAAGCCGAGACCGCTACGCAAAAGCGTATTGATCGGCTTACCAAAAAAATGCGCGAAGCTGAAAGACGTGAACAAGAGGCCCTTCGTTACGCACAAGGCGTACAGAGTGAGTCTCAACAACTCAAGCAGCGTATGCAGAATTTGGACACTAATTACGTGTCTGAATACACCAATCGCGTCACTACTCAAATGCAACAAGCCGAAGCTGCGCTTGCAAGAGCTATTGAGATAGGTGACAGTGCTGCAACTGTTCAAGCACAACGTGCTTTAACTAATTTAGCAATTCAGGCAGACCGCGCTGCACAAGCGAAAGCGCAATCTGCACGTGCGCAGCAACAAGCACAGGCTGCTGCACAACAACAAGTACGTCAACCAATGCCTGCCCAACAGCCTAAGAGACCTGATCCTAAAGCGGAACAGTGGGCTCTTAAAAACAGTTGGTTTGGGTCCGACGAAGCCATGACTTATGCCGCATTTGGTATTCATAAAAAGTTAGTGGAAGAGGAAGGATTTGACCCGCAGAGCGATGACTACTATACTGAACTAGACAACCGTATTGCTTCTAAGTTTAATACGGGTGCTACGGCTTCTAACAGACGACCCGCTCAGACGGTTGTAGGAGCCTCAAGAAGTTCATCTGGGCGCAGTGGGAAAAAGGTTAGACTCACCCCTAGCCAAGTCGCGATAGCGAAAAAATTGGGTGTGCCGCTTGAAGAATATGCGAAATACGTGAAGGAGTAAAAGATATGACAGAACAAGATAAAGAAATGGGTTCCGCCATAAAGAGAACTTCTCGCGCCAACGAAACTAGGGAGAAGCAGGCAATTCGTAAGCCTTGGGCTCCCCCGTCAATGTTAGATGCACCACCTGCCCCTGATGGCTTTAAGCATCGCTGGATTCGTGCGGAAACGCGTGGATTTGATGATACTAAAAACATCAGTGCCAAAATGCGTGAAGGTTGGGAATTAGTCCGTAAGGATGAGTACCCTGACTTTGAATCGCCAGTTGTCGAATCAGGTAAATATCAAGGTGTGTTTGGAGTAGGCGGATTGCTTCTTGCCAGAATACCGGAAGAGACTGTTGCTGAAAGGACCGAATACTTTAACAAACGTAGTCGGGACCAAATGGACGCAGTTGACCACGATATGATGCGCGAGAATGCACACTCAACCATGAGGATCAGCAACGCTGATCGTCAATCTCGTGTAACCTTCGGTGGCCCAAAAAAGTAGGGCTGCCCTAATTAGGAGAAACTAAAATGGCAAATTCAAATACTGCCTATGGTCTTCGTCCTATCGGGCTTAACGGTTCTGCGACCAATTCTACTGGGGTAACTCAGTATGAAATCGCATCCGATAACACCAATGCTATCTATCAATACGGTATCTGTGTGCCTTTGGCCGCAGGCGTTATTGATCGTGCAGGTGCTACCAACGGTGGTACTACTCAAGCATTGGGTGTCCTGATGGGGGTGGAGTACGTCGATTCGGTTTCAAAGAAACCGGTTTTCATTAACTACTGGCCCGGTTCGGGTTCTGTTAGCGTAGATACAAATCATCCTGTAAAGGCGTTTGTAGCTGACAATCCAAACCAACTGTTTAAAGTTGCGTCTGACGCATCATTGACAGACAGAGCAACGGCTCAAGCCGCAGTCTTCGCGAATGCGTCACTTGGCACGTCTGCTAGGTCAGGTTCTTCCGACAACGGAAGTTCAACATCCGCCTTGGGCGTTTCAACAATCAATACTACTGCGACGCTACCGCTTCGTATCGTAGGTATTATGGATGATGCGGGTAACAGTGATTACACTGCTGCTGGTATTCCTCTGATTGTGCGACTGAACGCTCATTTCAACGCACCAACCAGCCGTTTCGATTCGCAGACTACTGCGACATCGACGGGCATTTAAGGAGGGTTTAACAAATGGCTATTTCAAGAAGTCAACTAGCGAAAGAGCTAGAACCCGGCCTTAACGCTTTGTTTGGGCTGGAATATAACCGTTACGAGAACGAGCATGGAGAAATCTTTGAAGAGGAGTCTTCGGACAGAGCCTTTGAAGAGGAAGTTATGCTTGGTGGTTTTTCCACGGCACCCGTAAAAGGTGAAGGCACTGCCATCAGCTTTGACGATGCACAGGAAACTTACACTGCTCGTTACACACACGAAACCATCGCTTTGGCCTTCTCAATTACTGAGGAAGCTATTGAAGATAACTTGTATGACCGATTAGCGTCGCGTTACACCAAGGCATTGGCTCGTTCAATGGCTCAAACCAAGCAGATTAAAGCTGCCGCTATCCTGAACAATGCGTTCACAGCGGGTGCTTCTGCAATTGGTGACGGTGCAGCACTATG